TTTTCAATCATCGTTTTTTCCTTATAGTTATTGTCCTTTCCTTCATTGGAAAGAACAGGGTTAATGTTATGTCTTGACCTTCCCACGCCAACCGATGTGTCGGCTGGAACAGAAACGCTAGACACTTCTAATGGTCGCCAAGAAACTCGAAAATTATCTGGTGTTCCATCACCTTTATTTTCCTTCATTTTAACCATATTGGTCACTTCGTAGCCTACGGAAATATTTTTCCGTATGCCATCCAGAACATCATTAAAAACTTCTTCAGCAAGGCTGGATTTTCCAAATCTAACCGTAGCACGACCCATCTTGTCGTACTCGCTGATGTCGGCTTTTTCTATGATGCCAATTTGTTTTGTGGAATCGTGGTCTAATAACAGTGGTGCAGAGCCACCGTTGAAAAATTCCATATCCACATCTTCTTGTTTGTGCGAAAGAATTTCCATACCAAAACTTCTTTGATAAGGTTCTTCCGAACTAAATGCAATGTCAACCGTTCTTGATTTTTCATCAAACGGTTTTTGTTTCTTTTCTAAATTAAAATGAAAAATCCTTTCAAATTTTTCTGGCTTTTCCATTTCCTTGTGAACTAATCCAAGTTCTGCATCACCTTTGGATAATCCATCTTCTTTTTTTTCTTTCGTGTGTAGAGTTTCTTGCTTAACATCACTTTCATTTTCCATAATGGGTTGCTTCGTAACATCTTCGCAATCGGATTTGTTTTTTTCAATTTCATTTTTTTTATTTAATTCATTCATAATCTTTTTCTACCTAATTTTCATCCGTCTTTCCACCCTTGTCAACCTCTGGCTCGGATTCTTTTTGACCAAACGGCTCAAAGTTCATTTGAATACCGTATTGCTCGGCTATCTCTTTTTCCACTTGTATCTGTTCAAAGACATCAGCCACATCCCTTCCATAGTTTGATTGAACATCTTGCATAGTGATAAAGCCATTGGCTACGCCTATCTGCAACGCCTCAATTTCCTTTTTAGGGTCAATCCACTGCCATCCTCTAGGCTTCCAGACAGGCACATTGAACTTATTGAATTTACTCGCTGGTAGTCCTTCGAGCCTATCAGTTAATAAACTCATTTCCAGCCAACTATCAAAAATCTTATTGTGAAACTGATTAATTATTTTATTCTGTTCGCATTTCCAATGATCTCTTTCTTCCAAAGCACCTTGCCTTAAAGAAGAATAGTTCACGCTTTCCAAGTCATTCGCAAGTGTATTATAGCTGATGCCAAGTCCACTAGCGATGCTTCTGATGACTTGTTTGGTGAAATCCTTGAAAGCAGTCGTTGGATGTTGTGGGTCAAACGCTTGAAAGTCCACGCCACTAGGCAGTTGTTCAAAATTAGCTGGTGAAGCTGACATCACAGGCGTGTTTGTTTCAATAATATCCTCGCCTTGATAACTGTTTGAATCACCACTTTTAAAGAAGCCCATCTTACAAGCCGACACTCGACTAGCAATCAGTTCAGCTTCCAAGTAGCCATCCAGCATTTTTAAATCCCTCAAGCAAACGGACAGTGGTGGAACTCCCCTTGTTTGATGTGGTCGTTCCTGATGATAAAAATGTATGATCTGTTCTGCTGGAACGGTGTTATAATTCGTTCCATAATGTTCCATTGTTGGAAAGGCAGTGTCATAGGGATGTGTTTTCAAGAAATGATAATTAATGGGTTTGCCAAAATCATCCCTTTCCACGCCCATTCTTATTTTCTTGCTGTGTTCATTATATTCGCTGTCTAAAAAATCCGATTCTATAAATTCAATGGCGAACTTATGAGGATTGTCAAAATTCTGAATGAGTTTGACAATGACCTCGCCATCCCTTGCATAAGTTTCAGCGAACAATCGTTGTGCATCAATCCAGCTTAAACGACCATCGGCAGAAACAGATTTCCCCCAATTCTTAAATTCCCTTTCAATGGTGTTGTTTGCAAATGTATCAATGACACCGTTAGGGTCACGACTTCTCACTTGCAAGTGAACGCCATTCGCACCAATGACATTGTCAACATAGGCACTTATAAACCTTTTAGCAAAAGTGTTGTTGCGTGATAAATCCCTCGCCCTTGCTCGTAGTGTCTTAATGCTTCCTTTTATTTCACTGTCAGCAGATAATGTTGTTGTAACAAAATCATTGAACAAGCGATTGGTGTTCGCACCGACATAGTTCCTTTTTTTTCTTTTCCTAAAAATTTTATCGAATATACCCATTAGTTGCTATCGAAACGCACCTTGACAGTATTGCCTGTGCCTTCGCCCCTATCTATTCGTTCCACTCGTAACTCCCTATTGTATTCAGCCCTGTAGTGGTCACGCCAAATGGTTAGTTCCTCTGGCGACATTTTAGACAAACTCCTATTGCCAATGGAATAGCTGGAAACATCTGAATCAGCTTTTCCCTCTAGTATGCTTTCAATCTTATCAACCATTATTTTTGCGTGGCTTCTAATATCACCTGTGGTTGCAAAATAATTATCCTTAACTTTTATGTCACCTGAATCTATGACTAATGTTTCACTATCACTTGTTTGAATAACTTTTAAAAACCATTTGTAGTTACCAGCAGTATAACTAGCTGTCGCAGAATTATCCAATGTGAAAGTATATTCCGTTCCTGATTCTGTTACAGTTGCAGAAAATCTTGTTGAGCCACTTGTTTCCAATGATGCTTCCCAAACCATTGAATGACTTGAAGGTGGATAATCAGCACCAATATCCGTTCTTTTCCAGACGACTGTATCGCCCTTATAGAATACTTTAGGCTCTATTTCTGGTGTTTCTGTGAAAAGATTTACCATTACGCATCCCAAGAATGAACAAAATTAGGCTTGTTTTTTTTCATATTAGATTTCTGTTTATTGTTTATATTGTTATCTTTTTTTTCTGACCTAATTTCAAGCCTTTCAGCCAACTTGTTTATGTCCGTATTTAGTACGGACAAAGATGCAATGCTGTAAACACGACAATCAAGTGCTTCATTGCGTGGTCTTATTTTGACAAACTCTCGTCTTGGAAACCCCTTAAAATATTTAGTGACAATCTTCTCTGCTGTCAGTTGCATAAAATACTCTTGTTCATAATGTTTTGGAAAATGACAATACCCAGCACCCTCATCCTTTATTCTCAATCTTGAATACAGTAATTCTTTTGCAGAATCCACACCCACAGGAAATAACGGAATCTTTGCAATATTATTTCTTGTTGGTCTGCCGATGATCGCCTTTCCGTGTCCAGCAACACCCTTGATTGCGAACACTCGTCTTGCAAATCGTGGTTTGCAAAATTCATAGACTGACTTTGTATGGTATCCACTATCAATACAAGCTGATGCGATGCGAAGTTCAACGCCAGACGGATGTTTGAATGTTTGAAGTAATTTCAGATCAAGCTGTTTCCAGATGTGAGGTGCTGATGGGTCGCCATAAATTCTATCATACCTTAAAGACCAACTTTCCTCATCCCTTCCCCAGCCAACTATCTCTAGTTCTATCCGATCATCTTGAATATCAACACCAGCAGTAATAACAGCAACACGATTTGGAATTTCCTGTTGTGCCTCGCCAGATAGATAATCTTCTTTCCTATTGAATATATTTTGCTCATCTATTTGTTCCCCTTCATCTTCCCAGCTTTCACCAAGATATGTATTAACAAACACCCTTAAAGTGTTTGGCATTTTCTTTGCAATCAGGAACTCCCTAACTGCTTCTTCCATTGTCATCCAGACTGAATACAGTCCTGACAAATGGAAACCGATATTACTACCATTGCCCTCTGAAGTTGCAACCCACTTTCCCTTGCTAATGGATTTTATTCTTTCAGATTCAGTCCACTTATAGTCACACTTCTTACACATATACCTTGCAGTATCAGCATCTTTGTTTTCCCATACGATTTGCGACCATTTCAATTCTTGTGCGTGATTGCATTTAGGGCAAGGCACTAAAAATTTTCTTTTGTCCGTATTTTCAAAAGCTGATTCTATTCTACTTGCACCAGCGATGGTAGGCGTGGAAGTTAAAACAATTTTTCTATCCCAGAAAGTAGCACTTCTTCTTCTTGCCAACAACACAGGGTCGCCTTCCGTTCCAGCAGAAGGTGGGTATCTGTCAACTTCATCGCACAAGACAATTTTAATGGGTCTTGATGATAGGGAAGCTGGTGAGTTAGCACCACAAGTGGCAATATGACCACCATCGAAACTTTTATTTAAAACGGTGTTTCCACTATCCCTACTTTTCACATCGGCAACCTTGTTCTGTAGAATAGGGCTGTCACGCAACATAGTAGCCAATCTGTTTTGCGACCAGCTTCGAGCCATTTCCAATGTAGGCTGAATCAATAAAATTGGTGCTGGGTCGTAGGCGATGTAATAGCCAATGGCGTTTAAAAGCATTTCCGTCTTGCCGATTTGTGAGCCAGACATAATGATGACTTCCTCAATGCTTGGGTCTGAAATCGCATCCATTATCTCCTTTTGATAGACGGCTCTGCTTGTTTCAAATCTTCCAGCCTCGCTAGAAGCCTCTGGTGACAAAATCCTGTATTGGTCACTCCACTCGCTTATCGTCATCTTTGGTGGTGGCTTCAACAGCCTTTGGCTTGACTGTAGTATCGCCTTCATTCCCTTGTGACTTGTTTGTAATGTTGATTGTTGCGATTTCATCTAGTGAATCATAAATCCTTTCCTTTAGTATTTGTTTCGCCTCATTAATGTTTTCCACCGTCACCATCAACGGTGCTACCTTGTTAGGGATGGATAATAGTTTATTTTTCAGCATAGTGATATAGACCATCCAAGTTTTCTTGACTACGGATGCTGGTATTAATTCTTCTTCCAACTTTGACTTTTCTATTTCATACAGTTCAGCCCTAGCCAAAGTCAGCCTGTTTCTGTTCTTAACAATGTCGTCTGTGCTTATCTCTGAAGAAAACTGTTGCTTTAGATAGTCAATATAAAAATTTACACTCTCAACAAGATTATAATTATTCCTGTCCAGCTTGGGTATTATCCCTTCTTTGGTAAGTTGTTGAACTCTGCGTTCAGAAAGTTTGAGAATCTTGGCTAGTTGTATCGTGCTGACCGTCTGTATCTGTTGTTGCATCTGCTTCTTTTATATCCTGTGTTAAAAACAATTGTTTCAGCCTTGAATAGTGTATCAACTTATCCAAGTCCTCTACTTGCTTTTCAACGCTTGTAGTCTTGCTTTCAATCCTGAACAAGTATTTTAAAATAACAAATCCAAACCAAGACAGCTTGTTTGCTTCAACAAATTCCAATGGCTGTATCTTCCATTTCTTATAATGGCTACCACCCACCTGTTTATCAAGTGGATTGGGTTGTGGCGTGAAAAAGGGTGTTTCCATTTCCATATCTAAATTCTAACCTAAACCTTCGGCTTTGTAAATATCTTCCAAAATGCCTCGCTTAAACCATAAGGGTCATTTTTTCTTTTTCGTTCTTCAGGTGCTTTTTCCATTCTGTCCTTCAACTCCCCTCGTTGATACTTCTTTCTTGTTTCAATGATGTATTGTTTTTCTGCAAATGTGGTTATCCTTTTAACTTTTTTTATTTCCTTTTTATCTGATGCGACTGCCTCACTCCCAATTTCATATTCCACGCCTAGTTATGATTATTGTTATTTAGAATTTCAATTAAGAAATGAGGCAGTCTGGCTTTTAAGGAAGCACTAAATGGTCTGATAGTTTCAATTCTGATTTCTACCATTATTTTTACTTTTTACATTAAGTTGCAACGCAAAGCAATTTGAAACCGTCTGACTAAAAAACTATCGGGGTCGTGCGTTACCTACGATAGATATGCTAGGAAGTACCTTTTTAAGCCCTTTTAAGGGGTGTGGGATAGGCTATTGCACTTCGTTTGGCAAGATTATCTCTTGGCAGTCTTTACTGCGTAATCAAATTGTCTTTTAAATATCTTCGGCATCGCCCTGATAACAACACCCTTCGCTTTATTTGCAAACTTTAGTTTAGGGCTAATCAATGCACTCGTAACCATATTATATATTCTCTCTGTTTTCTTTCCAGCCTTTGCAACCCTGACAATTGAATACTTCATCTTGCCTTTGGGCTTTTCAATCTTAACATAGTTTTCTTTTGACAGCAGTTGTCTTGGTCGCCACGCCTTGTTCCTTCTCTTGCCTAGCTTCCCTTTGGTCTTTCGTGTTGGCACAGCGATGGTGTGTCCTTCTCTTGGTCTTTTCATTCCACCTTCTTCGTGCAACATTAGATAGTTAAGTTCCTTGCTGTCGAATAAGCTGGAAAAGATACGACCAGATTCATAGTGTCTTTTACTTGCTGGTTTAACTCGTAGGATACCTGTAGCAAAGTTCCTAGCATTGGCACTCTTGAACGCCTTTGGAAATATCTTGTCAACTGCAACCTTACGCAAGGTGAAGGCTGTCTTTGTTAATGTTTGTGCAACGGCAAATGGCAATTGTTTCTTCTGCCATCCCCTTATTCCTTTGGTGAATTTCTTGATGTTGCTCTTGACTTTGATTTGTAGATTAGGTTGAGCCATCACGCACCCCTTCTTAATTGTTTTCTAGTCCTACCTTTACGCTTATGCTTGTTCATTGATGATGTTTTAGGTCGCCTACCAATGGATGTTCCTTTGGGCTTTTTAAATGATTTCCTGTAGGCAACTATCTTCCTAGCCACAGTTCAATTTAAGCACCACAACTCTCACAAGTGTCATTACAAGTGCAAATTTTCTGGTTACAAGCTGGACAGATTTTATGTGACACACCAACAAGAATCTTAATGCCTTCAACCAACCTTTCAGCGTTGCCACAGTCTGGATGTGTGCAATCCTCTTTAGGTAAGTCGCAAGGGCATTTGTCGCTAGTGTATTGTCGCATTTTCTATTTCAATCCTCGCTAAATAATCATTCTGTAATTTTGCAAATACATTGGCTTGTTCCTTATTAACAAATCCATCTATTTCCAAATAAACCCTGTTGTCCTTGCTAAACACCTTGAACTGCAACACTTGTTGGTCTGTTACAGAAATTGGTAATAGTTCCAATATGTCGTTCATTGCTTTCCCCTATGGCTGTCACCTTAATGATAAATCTAGGCTCTGTCCAATCACCACCGTTCCAGAAACGATGTGTCTTGCTGCCAATGATTTTATCCAATGTTTTTTCATCCTTTGTTTCCACTGTCCTCTGATCTATTATTTTTTTTCCTTCATAAATTATCACACCGTATTTCATTTCTTTTTTTTATAGCCTTTTTCAGTTTAAAAAAGCCCACCTAAAAATAGATAGGCTTTTACATTAAGAGATCAACAGCATAAGTTTAGGGTTAATGCTGGTGAACTATGACAATAATATCTTTTGTTTTAATCGTCAATATGGCAAAGTCATTTGCAAGTATCACTACAAATAAAAATGGGGTCTTACGGAAAGACCCCACTAATGAACATCATTAATCCAATGGATTAATTATCTATAGCCTGTGAATATCATTACTCCTTTCCTGAAATTTGAATTTCACTATCGCACCAGAATAGCCATTTTTTATTTTTGACAAATCAATGTCTGCAATATCAAAATTAGAGACATCTTTCAGTAACGCCTCTGATCTGGCTATTGTTTGTCTAGCACCATCAATTCTATCTTGCATTGTTACAATCATACTAGCTTTTGCCAATGCTTTAGCTTCTTCAAGTGTGGATGCCACTTCATTCGCTTTTTTAAACCAGCCAAAAGTCCTCGTTCCTTTCTGATCTTTTCTTTGCATATAAAAAACATTTTGACGAACTTTTTTTGTGCTACGCCAATCAGACATCGTTTTTGTCGTGTACCAAACGCCATAGGTTTCCATTTCACTTATTCTAAATGAAAAACCACGACCATCTATCCAATAGAACTTATGTGGATTATTAAAATAGCTGGATTGACCCCTTTTAAGATTAAAAATATCCTTCATAATTAAACCCACTTTGTTAAAATTTCAATTGCAACAGGGCTTAAATATTTATTCATATCCTTTTCTTCAAAACAAATATATTTACTTTTATTCTTTTTAGATTTTGCTTTTAGCATTTCTGCTATCTGCTCAAATCCAATTAAATATTTTTTTTCAATTTTCATAACAGCTATTATCATATATTCCCTCTCCAATATTTGCCTTTAACCAATAAAGGCTTCGTTTTAAAAGTTCTGTCAATCTCAATAACCCTGTTGTTAATAAGTTTATTCAAGATGCGACAGACAACCCCTGAACTCACTTCAGGAAATTGACCCCTTATCACTTTGATAAAAGGTTTTTTCTTCAGCTTGTCAGACACAATCAAGTTCTTAATGGCTGAAGAAATATCATTATTAATATTCTTATCCCTAGTATTTTTTTCCTCAATGGGTCTTACAGGTATCCACCATCCACCAGCATCAATTCGTAGGACATAGGTATCTGATTTTTTTTCTGTGCCGATTTTATAGTGTTGACCATCAGACACGCTTTTGACCATATTGAAATCATTGGTTGACATTTCAACTTCCAATCCTCTGCTCATAGATGAAGATTTTTTTACCTTGTCATTGCTTAAATCTTTCAGCCATTGAGGTATTAAAATCAAGTCGCTGTTACTCATAATTCCACACCATCCTTCCTTTCCTTTGGTGTCAGTCGTAGTTCCCAATTATCCACCTTCTCTTGCTCTTTATTAATCCAATTTTGAAAGTGGTTTAATTGGTCATTATAGATGGCTTCAAGATCACTTAATGTGAAGTCATCTGTAATTCCTTGTTGTAGGTATGTGGGTCTTTTAATTACTTTCTTGATGATTTTTCGTTCTATTAAATATTCATCAAAAGACGGTCTTTCCTGTCTGTCATAATGCCTACCATAAACAGTTTTTTTATTTTCATCAGCCCAGCTAGAATAACTTTTATAAAATTCACTATCTCTGTTTAACTGTCTGTAAGTAGATGCGTACACAAGATAATCACTCATAGCAAATTTAAGTTTATCAAACCAAATATCAGGAACTTGCTTTTTAATTCCGTTTCTTACTTGCTTTAAATGGTTGATGAATACGATTTTACCTTCTGGTGATTTTTCAAACGGTTGAAGTCTGGCACTCATACAAACACCAGCCCTAAAGCCATAGTTCTTTACTTCAAAACCGTGATCGTAAATTACGCCCTTGTGATTGCCTTCATCCCATCGTTCAATCATTCGTTCACACGCACCACAAGTTGCTCTGTTTTCCCTAGCGTATTTTTCAAAAAGCCTTTTGTTTCTGATTTCTTCTTTTTCTGCTTCTTTAACTTGGTTTAATTTATAAGCAGTATGGATTTTATCAGAATTAAAAGTTGCTATATTGTACATTTCCCATTGACCTTTATTAATAGTATGTGACCAAGTTGTTTGTGGGCTTTCATTTCTTAATAT